GAGTCCGCTCAGAAGGCAGGTGATTCTCTTTACAAGAGCTTCATGAAACAAGCAAACGGTGGATGGGTTAAGCGCTATGATCCCACCCTGCTAAGCGAAGGTGGTGACAGTACTCCAACTGAAGTGCCATCGTTTAGCGTGTCTTCTCAGGAATTAGACGAGAGCACTCCGTTTTAATTCTGCAATAGCGGCGGGGTATTCCTCCAACCCTTGATGACGGTGGCGCTCTACCTAAGCCGCGAAAATGGGCAGAGACAGTGTGTTGGTACACGCCTTACTAATGGGCGGCGGTTCGATTCCGCTACTGTCTCCAACCCAAACATGAAACGCATGCAAGGGTTATTAACAAAGCGACAAAGGCATAAAGTAGGCCCTTTGCGCTGGGGTAGAGATATAAGGGACGAAAAAGGCTGGCTGTGGGGGCTGGCCTTTTTTATTTATACAAGTGAGGTAAAAATGGACGAGGATCAGCAAACAGATAAATACGGGTACTGCCAAATATGCGCAGAGTGAATTAACTCTTAATCAAAATAAGTGGAGGCACACAATGAAAAATAAGTTCAAGAATAAGTTGATGCACCGCATAGCATCAATACTTGAGGAACACATAAATGCCAGAGACAGCGATGAAAGAGTTGTATGGCATTACATTGCTCGCTACTATGGTGATCCGTCTGAGTTAAGTGCGCAAGACTTGCTTACCGCAATGCACCTTCGCAACATTCCACGCTTTGAGTCTATCTCAAGGGCGCGCAGGAAGGTTCAGGAAGAGCAAGAAGAGCTTCGTGGAGAAACTTACTCTGGTCGCAAGAAAAAGGCAGTTGAAATGAAAAACATTTTCAGAGGTAACTAAATGCTTGGGTTCGAGGGATCACACTCATCGTACAGCAACAGAGGGTTGCTACTATCTGAACTTGATCTTTTATCAGAAGCGTGGCTGGTCCAATGTGAAAAAGATCAAGCGCACAACAGCATGTTTGCGTTTGATTACGATGAGCTAAAAGAGTTCTTGGACCAAAACAGTTACATGTCAAAGCGTTTCAATGGAAATGTTTACATGAAAACTATTATCCTAGACTTTGACGGAGCTGCTGTTGATATATCACAAACACTAGTGGAGGTAAGAAATTATGTTAGGTACATCATGTCCTACTTGGACGTTCCAGAAGAATATCTAAAAGTATGGTTTAGCGGATACAAGGGGTTTCATGTGGAGCTGGATGGAAGGCTGTTTGGCATTGCGCCATCAACCACGTTGCCAGAAATAATGAAGGCAACCATCTACGAAAACATGAACCACCCGCTGATTGATATGTCGCCAGTCAACACGGCTGGCCTTATCAGGGCGCCATACAGCAAGCACAAGAATGGTACATACAAAACACTGATACCGCTTTCAGAACTGTTCTCGCAAAAGACACCAGCTATTGGCGTACTGATAGGCATGGAGGCAAGAATCATAAGCCTTGAATGGCCAGAAGAAGAGCCAGAACCCGTGCTTCGCAGGATCGTGGCAATGCCAAAGCTGACAAGAAGGAACAGCGAGAACACAACTGTATCAGCGCATGACCCAACAAAGCTTGTCACATGTATGCAGTTGCTTATTTCGCAAGGTCCTAAGCAAGGACGCAGGCATCAGGACATACTACGTTTGTCAAGCTGGCTATGGAGAAGCGGCTTGCCAAAAGAGTATGCAATAAAAGCGCTTAGTAACTGGCTACCAGAAGAAGAGCTTGAGCGTATTGTGTCTAACACATACGAGAAAGGATACACTTACGGGTGCAAAGATCAGGTAATGCAAGAGTATTGCAGCGCCTCTTGCATCTTCAATAAAAAGAAGGATTATTCTATGTACGTTCAATCGCACGATGAGCTTGCAAAGAATCTTGCCAACTACATTAGTCTCATAGACCAAGGAAAGGGGTTCAATCTTTACAGTCTGTACGAAAGCCAGACAACTAAAGAGTATAGAATCCTTCCGTCAAGCCTTACGCTTGTCATGGCTGATACTGGTATTGGCAAGAGTCTTTTCGTGCAAGACATGCTGGTAAAGATGCGCAGGCGAACACTGTATCTGAATCTCGAAATGCCAGAGGCGTTGGTTACGCGCCGCTTCATTCAGTCTGCGAACAGCATGACAAAGGGTGAGGTAGAGGATGCCATAAGAAGCGGTCAGGTATTAGAGCTTGCATCTAAGCTTGACTGGCTAAAGATGGTGTCTGATGCACCAACGCTTGAGGCAATAGAGCGGGCGTGTATGCAGTACAAGCCAGAGTTTGTTGTGGTTGACACAACTGATGGTATCAGCGTGCCTGAGGCTGGCAACAACGAGATGTGGCATCTTCGCGTTATCATTGAGGGCTTACGCAAGATTGCACAGTCAACCAACACCACAGTCTTTGCCATTCACCATATTAACAAGAGCGGTTCAAGAGCAATCAGTGGAGAGGACTTCGCAGAAACAGCACGATCAATCTCTCTCAACGATGCGACTGGAAACAGAAGCAACGTTACAAAGATGGATCATGTTATTGCAATCGAAGGAGAACGAACCAGCTACATGCGGCGTATCAAAACCATCAAGAACAGAGATGGCGAGCCGATGGAAATCAATGTTAAGTTTGACTTTCCCAAAATGCAGGTAGTATCCAACGCCGCTTCAAAAGAAGCATCCTTTTAAAAGGGGCGGCGGGGTGGCCAATCCAAACAGCCAACCCCGCCCGCCCCAAATTGGGTGCCATTCCCAATTACCAATTAGAAAAATACCATGCTTGAATACATAGACATTGAACGGCACAAAGTGTCGCAAGAAGAATACTTTCAGATGGAAGGCATATCCAACAGCGACATGAAGCTGTTCAAGCAACACCCACGCAAGTACAAGTATAAGGAAAATGTTGACAGCCCAGCATTTGCATTTGGCTCAGCGTTTGACACGTACCTGCTTGAGAATGACAAGTTTGACGAGCGCGTTGACATTGCTCCAGATGATCTGAAGCTTCCATCAACAGACCTTCAGCTCAATCTTGCAAAGCAGCTATCAAGGAATAGCACCAACCTGTCACTCGCATTTGAAGCAGCTGGCTACAAGCGCATGGACATGAGGACTGCCAACGAACTCATGCCATACGCAGAATACCTGAGCGGTGTTGATGGAAAGATTGTGATTGATCGCGAATCTTTTTATCGCATTTTGAACATGGCTCGCAATGTGCAAAAGCACGATGTGGCAAAAACAGTGCTTGAGGAGTCAGAGAAACAGCTTGTGTATACAGCTATTCATGGGCCAACTGGTCTTAAAGTAAAGGGCATGATTGACATGGCTGTTGTTACTAGTGGCGGGGCTTCTCTTGTTGTTGATTTGAAGACAACATCATTTTCGTTAAATCAAATACAGGAGACCATTGACAAGTATGGATACGAGTACCAGCTTGCGCACTACTCAGCGCTTGCTGGCGGGGTCGTGTCATCTGGTATCATGGCGGTTGAAACACGCAGCTTCAATGAGGTTGGGATGTTTCTAATTAACCCAGATACAATTAGACAGCGGCAGAAAGAAATCAGCAACACTCTTATGGAGATGCTTCTGTCCAAGCAGAGAAGCGACTTTGAAGAGCGCGCCACACACGGAGCATGGGTGGAATTGTAACGGACATTCTGTGTCCGATTACGTCCGAAAACAACCAAAGAGGTACAACATGGGAGGAAGATCATCGCGCGTAAAGGGATTTGGTTACGAGAGAGAAATCGTAAACCAAGCCAAAGAAATGGGCTTCGATGCAGAGCGTTGCTATGGAAGCAATGGTCAGTCTCGCGGACTACACAATGAGGTGGACGTTATCATAGGTGACGAATACTTTCAGGCAAAGCGATACAAAAGAGTGGCTCAATGGCTTCGCCCACACAAAGCTGTTAAAGGCGTAATCTTTCGAGAAGACGGCAACACAGAGTCGCTTATATGCGTGCCGCTTGCACACTATCTGGAGCTTAAAACGAATAAAACGAGATAATCAAAATGGAAAAATGCAAATGGGACTTAAGTGTTCTAGGGCATTATATCAGGCTGACAGAACAAAACAAATTTATCATTCTCGGTAATCGGGATGGTCAATGGAAGGAAATTTTCTCGCTCCAATTTTAACCAAGAACCGCAATGACTAACACCAACAGCCAAGAGTTGAAACCATGTCCGTTTTGTGGTGGAAGGGCAAGAAAGGAACTGGGTAAAAGGAAGACCTGTCAGCTACATGGCGACCCATACCAAGACACAATCATTAGGTGTCCACTAGACAACTGTGTCAGAATGGAGGGTGTGGAAGCTGTTGTTATCGCTAAATGGAACTCTCGCCCCACGCCTGCAATCGTGGAAGGGTTGAAGCGATGGGAATATGAATATGAAATGGGCAACCTAACGAAAGCCCTTGAGGGTTTTGAAAGAGAACACGAGTCTGACCCTAAAAAGGTTAGGATATTAATGGGTAGGTATGCAATGGCTCTTGCTAGTGCAAAGAACGTGATCGACTCCCTCACCCCTCGCCCCACGCCTGTAAGCGTGGAAGGGTTAAGGGAAAAGATTGAAGCAAGGATTGATAAGCACGAATCCATTGGGTACGGCGAAGATGACTCAATAAGAGCAGAAGAGTGTAGAGATATTCTGAGTCTTATAGATTCCCTCACCCCCCACCCCGATACACCCGAACCGAGTGGGGAGGAAACCACAACGATACGGACGAGAATAGTCAAGAATCACGCAGACGGATCAAGCGAACTAATAAGCGACACGACTAGGCAGGGCAATCCTAAACCAATCAACCCTGTTTCCCCACCCAAGACGGATCAAGAAATTATTTCAGAAGCAGTACGAGACTTTGCGAAGTTCTATGATGGAGTCACGGCTAATGGCTCGTCGAGTATGGTGGATCGGTTCTTGACCGAAAGGTTTAACCACCCACCCAAGACGGAGGGGGATTACAAGTGCGAAGGATGCGGATGCGATACCGATATGATTCAGCCCTATTGCCACCAATGCGAACACGAATCAATAGTAAAGAACGAAGTTCGTCTGGCATTGGAGGAAGCGAGTCAAGCGATACTGTCTAAACGGTTTTTTGCAGAGCGTGGTCACTTTGGAGGTGAGCAAGCGGTAAGGGTCAAGGATATACAACAGGCTTTTATCACCCCACTTACCAACAAGTGATGTAGGTTTTATGCGACAACTAACGACAAAACTTGCGACACTTTGCGGAGATTAGCGACATTATTCTCCGCGTTAACGATAAAAACGAACGATAAACACGACCTTAACGACATTATTTGAAGTTATGCGTAATAAATCACGCGAAAGCGGTAGAAATAAATGGAAAGAATATCAGAATGCGAGTCCTATCACGTAGTGCCAACCAAGGAGTCCTACCTACCCAAGCCCGCGAAACAACTCACGCGATTCGATGACCTCGTCATTGAGTCGGATGGTGAGGCGTGGGCTTATGTCTGTGATGCTCATATGGATATAAGCCAGTATCCCATTGTAGGTGACGCAATGGCGGACGGATTGGTCTGCGGTGTCTATGGATGCCACGACGAGGCTGAACACATCATCAGAATACGCAAGGGAAGTGATGAATGAAAAAGAGAGAGCCATGCAAGAAATTGTCTTTGTGGTCTCAGAAGCATCAGGCATTTCTATCAAGCAAATACTTGGGACAAAAAGAAAAGGCCCAGTAATAGTAGCAAGGCATGTAGCGGCATACCTTATCAGAACCAAACTGAAATACAAGTTTGATGATATAGGGGATTACTTTGATCGCCACCACTCAACCATCATACACGCAGTGAAAAAGGTAAAATGGTTTGAAATTAACGACAAGGAATACGCCAAGCTAATAAAATCGGCCCAAAGAAGGCTTGATGCCTAAACAATTAAGGGGGAGTCAGTAAACGCTGGCTCCCCCTTTTTTTACATGGGTACGAATATAGCGTGGCTCCCATCGTTTAGAACCACACCGCAGCCCATCGTTGGCCTATACCTGAATGGCTTACTGTATGCCATTGCATATGAGGTTTCGTCAATGCCGCACCCAACGTTCATACCAAATATGGTATCCTTTGGGCCGCTTGTGTACTGAACGCCACCCCAGCTATGGATGTGACCAATAACGGTTGACTGCCTGTTTGACATTGCCTTGTTTAGAGCAGCGTTCTTACCGCTGGCGCCAATGCCATGCTGATACAGAACATCGTCTATGAGTGCCTCGTGTGCCCACACCCAGCCGTCAGGCGCATCCCATATATCCCTGTACGTTTTGAGGAGGCGGCGCGGCAAGCCAGCACTGAAGGCTTTCCTGAATGGCAGCGCACCATGATTGCCAACCAGTACCGTTACTTCAGGAAACGCTTTGTACCATAACTTTAGTTCAGCAAGGCAAGCCTCTGCTTCCATACCAGCGGACAGGCCATCAGGGTCAGACTCGTGATAGGAAATAGCGTGGTTGTCAACCTCATCTCCAATGTGTACCACATACTCGCAGTCGTATTGCTCTTTAACCCAAAGGCAAAAGTCTAAATAGTCTGGATGCACAAAAGGAATATGCGTGTCGCCAATTACCAACACGTTGCCAACGCCGTTCTCAGTGATGCGGTCGTTGGCTACGTTTTTGTTTACTACTCCAAGCGAACGTTCTGTTGGCTGCTCGTTGTCCAAGCTGCCAACCTTTACTGAGTAGAAAATAATGCCAGCCATGTGGCGCGAAAGGTTGTAGCGCTGCATCAAATCAGATTGATTGATGAGGCCAGCCTTAATGCTATCGCGCTCTTTTGTGGCGACAGTGATTATGCGCTCTTCGTAACTATCGCCTATGCTCATTCTTCTGCGGGTGATTCGTTAGACAAAAACGAGAACGGACTTGCCATTTCTCTTGAAGGCTGCTCAGCCCTAAGTTCCCTGAGGTATTTTCCCATTCTGTGTACTGGAACTCCAGTCATGTTATCTACAACATATGCTGGGTTTGTTGCGGTACGGGCAACGTTGCGAGCCATAAGCCCAAATGGAACCATCGTATACATGTGGTAATTGATGAACCTGTCCACATCGCCACCAGCAAGTGTTGTCATTGCCTGAAATATACGTGCAGATGGAGGAAGAATGATGCCCGTAACGTTAAGTGGGTACGGCAGTGTTCCAAAGAACGCCTTTTCTTTTTCAGCTTCATCTCCAAAGAAGTAGTCAGAAAGGTCTTGCAAATAGTTAAACGGCGCTGGTACAACAGCCTCAAACATGGTGTACGGCAAAGCAGATGCGAGGCCAAACATAAATAGGTCAGCCGTAACAACGCGTTTGTACCGCTCAAACTCAGGTGTCCCTTCCTGATAACCAATTTCGCGAGCGCCTTTGTATACGTCCCTTCTGAAGCGGATAGAGTTCCACGACCACAGCTGGAAGCGGGAGAATATCTTGCCTATGCTGCTTGAGCTAAAGATGGGGCGCTCTGCTGAGTTGTAAAGAAACTGAGTGCCCTTGACACCCTTGAGTGCAAAGTTGATAAGCGATGGGTCGTCAAACGCAATGATGTTTTTGTTTGCCCCAAGTACCTCCCTTGCCTTGAAATAGTGTGACATGAATGAGCGCATACGCAGATCGCGCTCTGACGAGCGCATGAACCACGCTGCTGTCTGAATGAAGTCTTCTTTCAGCCCATTCTTTTTTGCAATAGCTCGTAGGTCAGAGTCGTCAAGCGTCTTGCCCTGCTTGTAAAGAGTAGAGATGGAAGAGATCGCTTCGTTTAAGAAGTTCTTTACGTTAGCTCCGCTAAATCTTTCTGGGTTAAGGTTCACCTCATTGATAACGTATGCCTCAATAGCACCGTGTTCAGCAACAAACCTGTACAGGTCCTCCTTGGATTTCCAGTCTGGGTTAATGCTCTTCCAGTATGACGAGCTAAAGGTGTTTTTCCAATGACGGAAGCCAGTAGAGACAAGCGTCATCACATTACCGCCAACAATGTTGTTGGTAAGCGAGCGCGTGTTGGCAAGCAAGGAGGACATGTTCCACTTGCCTTCCAGTATTGAAAAGCTACGAATCTTTGACGCAAACCGCTGTACCTCTGGGTGTCGAGTCCAGTCTTCACCTGCTGGCGTTTCGTTTTTGATTTTCTGTACGCGGTCGTAACGCTCTTTGTCAAATCGCTTTACGACTGTTTCAAAGTACTTGTCAAAATAGTAGCGGTCTGATGCATAGTATGCCGCACTCTTGTATAGCTTTGGGTTCTTTTTAAGGTATTCGTCGCTATACATAGTATCGTGCCCGAGCACAGTACGAAGGTATGTGCGACCCCATTCAGCCCACTCTTGAGTCTTATCACCAAATGGCTTGCGCTCTTCAAAACGGCCAATCTCGTGATTTGATATTATCGTTGAAATGCCATCATAATATCCTTTTGTAATCTGACCAATGTACGTTTTAATAGCTGCATCAGAAGGATCATACCCAGCCATGGGTTCTACACCACGAGATTGCGTTGGCCTTGGCTTAACAATAACAAGCTCGCCATTTGCTTTTCGTGGAGTAGTAAATGCCATGTCCCTAAGGGACTGCGTAAAAGCGGACTCTGGCGCAGCCATAGTGGAGTATAGCTGACTAATGCGAATCTTAAGTCTATTGCGCTCTGAATCACTTGTAGCGCTGATAAGCTGTTGCTCAAGTTTCTTGACGTATTCGCCAGCAATTGCCTGAGACACACCGTTATGCGGAAAATACGCAAACATGTTGATCTCGCCAATTTGCCCAATGCTTACGGACTTGTCTTTGCTTGATGCAGCAGTTTGGAGCTTTGTCATTCCAGCATCAAGCGCATCTAAGTTTTCGTACTCAAATGGATTGCGATTGTATAGGTTTGCAACAATTTTGTTATAGCGATCTGACCCGCGCTTTGTTGGAAACTTTCGATTGGCAACCTCCATTGCAAGCCTTTCAATCTGCTGCGCATGAAGGATTCTGTTGACACCATCAATGCCAATATTGAACTCGTTTCCGCGACGAATCATATTAAATAAGCCATCAATAGTCCCATCAATATCAACGATGCCCAGATTCTTGTCTTTGTAAATGATGTGCTTATCAGCTCCTTTGGTGTTTACAACAAAAGAATTGTAGATGTCTCGAAGAATGTTTGTTAGCGACTTGTTTACAGCACCACTATTAGGGTTATCAACTTGCCCAAATAATTCTTTGCCAGTAACCTTTTTAAGTTCTTTTGTAAATAGAATCTTTCCCTTCTCGTCGCGAGCAAAGCTGCCATCTTTATTAAGCTTGGGGATGGTGGCAATGTATGTCTTGTCAAGAAGCTTCTTGTAGATTGGCTCAATGTTTTTGAAACGCTTCCAAACAACTGTTTTTTGATAGTCCTTTTTGAATCCGCCAAGAGAGCCGTCATCATTTATCTTTCTGATCAGACCAAGCTCTCTAAGAGCAGTTGATACAATTAATATGTCAGAGGCATCGCCCTTAAAGGCTTCTTGCTCAAGGAATCCAAGATAGTTTGACAGGACTTCGTTTTCCTTTGCAGCAGCGCGCCCCTGTCTATCGCTGGCGTACTCAAATACCGCTCTTTGCTTATCAAGCCCAGTAAAGAACTCTCTTACTGGCGCATCAACGATGCCGCTTGTCGTGACAATCCTCTTGTTGATTGCAGCCTCAAGCTTTCCGTCAAATGGTTTAACGTAGTTGACTACCGTTTCTGGGAAGTAGAGGTACGCAAGCCTTGGAAGATCACCAGTACCTTTTGAGAATAGATCCCAAAGAAATCCACCGCTCTTACTTCTATTAAAGTAATTAATAAAAACGTCAAGCTCTCGCGGAGTCCAGAGCTCTGGAGCAATAGGGTTTCCAGTTGAGTCTTTGATAATAGATCCCGCACCGCCAGCCATGATTTCTTCGTAGAGTCCTGAGTTTTCGTGCAGGATTTCTTTGAAGCGCGCAATCTTTGCCTCGTCTTCTGGGCTAAACTTTGCACCAAGTTCTTTGCCCCGAATACGCCCAGCAAGCTCTTCTGCTCGCTCTGCCTCTTTGAATGAAACTGGATCTGGCGGGAGGTCCGTCTCTGGGTCATTGGTAAGCTTTACGCCACCAGTCTCAGCGATGGTTGGCTCAGCAGCGCGCTCTGCAATTGCGTCCTCGCCACGAGCCACATAGGTAACAGCGTCAGCGTAGTCTATGTTTGTTTGCTTGCTAATGCCAGCCCAGTCGTTTACCGCAACGGCTTGTTTAGCAATAGTATCTTTTTGTTTCCTTGCAGCTTCAATGAGTTCTGAAATAGCTTCTTCTCTTGCAACGTCTTCTGGCTTTCCATTTTTTACCTTTGCTTGCTTTGCCTTTTCAATGGTGTTGTAAATAGTAGACTCTGGGATAGAACGAAGCATATCAATCGCACCCCTTGTTGGGGTAGTTGACATTCGCCGTCCGCCGCGAGCAATCATTTCAAAGTACAGTCTTGTAGATGAGCCGTATTCCCGCTCAATCTGATATGCAGATTCAGTCATGTCTCTGAATACTTCCTCAGCGGTTTCCCTGCTTTTGTTTTTAAAGACACTTGAAAGACGACCAATGTATCCGCTATCTCCTTTGAACGAAGATTGGATGGCCTCAATATTAACAAGTGCCTCTTCGCGCGTATAGCCAAGCTCCTGCATTTCAGCAATAGCAGCCCTACCACGCCTATCAAGCGCAACCATAGAGCCAAGTGCAGTAATAGTTTCTGCGTCAGTGTCTGATCTGTTATTCCCGCCCTTGTTTGGCGAGCCAAAACCCTCAATAAGGAAGCGCGTAAGGCGAGACTGATCATCAGTGCCATCAAATACTTTGAAGAAGCGCTCTATGATTCTGTTTACACTACTGGTAGATACAGAAGGAAAGGCAGCCGCTGGGTCAGCAGACTCTGCTTTGGCAGAGTTGCTGTTAATGATTTCAGCAAGCTGAATAATACCCCTGTGCCTTGGGTGATTGAATGTGTTTTCATCAGCAAGCGCAGCAGCAGCGCGTTCAAGCACAGTTCCTTCCTTGCCTCTGTCAAAAACATCCTCAATAGACTTTGCTGAGTTTATAAGGGCTTCCCCAATTCCAGCCTCACCAGCAATTTCGTCAGCCCTGAGACGCGCTTGCACCCCAATTAATGATGCGTCTTCATTGTTATATCCATCAGCTGAAGAGTTTATGCCTTCAGTAATCCATCTGTTAAAAGCAGAGAGGGCACCCCTGTCGTTTCCAGACAAGTCGTACAAATAGTTTCTTATTCGCTTTGATATGTTTGCGTACACACCAATGCGCCCTTTACTACCGTGAGAACGGGCCCCGTCTGACTGAAGCCACGCTGGTGAAAACAAAGAGGCAAACTTTCTTTCTTTTGATTTGCCAGCTGGCTTTTGAAATGGCTCTGGCGCAACAGCTTGCTTGGTGCTTCTAAAGTAGTCCATGATTGGCCCAGTTCCACTACCGTTGCCATCAATGTCCTGATACCAAAACGCCTTATCAATGTCAATGTCAGCGCCGCCCATGCGCTTTAGCTCTTCGCCATGCACAATCATGCCGCTACCACTGCGCTGCCCAAAGCCAGCAATCTTAAGTGGGAGTACGCCAGCGGCGGAGTCATTTGGAACGCGGACAAACAAAAACGTCAGCAGGTTCTCCATCTGCTTGCGCTTGCTTGGCTTGGTTTCTTTTAGGTAATCATTAAACGCATCTTCAAACCTAACCTTTTTGCCGTCCACCCATTTGATTCGTTGATCTTTCATGCCCTCATTAAATACAGCCCACCCCTGAGGAAGAACTCCCTGCTTAAGCGAATCCTTAAGCTTTTCTGGCATGTTTTTGTATTCTGCGCTATTGCCCAGAGTGGCAAGATGATGCTGGGTAAAGGCATCAGTAGAGGTAAAAATAGACTGGCCACCAACATCATGCGTTGGTTTAGAAATGCGAGTGTGGAAGTATGCTCTTACCCTGTCCTCAACATAGTCTCTAACACCCTTGTCCAAGTCGCCAAATCCAAGTCCAAGATATTCAGTATCAATCAGATCCTGAAGAATCTTCATCGAACGAGAGTTCTCTCTTTCAGCCCTAATGCTGTAATCGTTTTCTGGGTCTGGCAGATTTTTCTTCAGGACCTCTTTGATAAAGAACCCCCTCGTCTCTGGAGAATAGGCAGACGAAGAAGAGTAGTATACGTCAGCAAGCTCGCGCATATCTACCCTGTCAATATCAACACCCTCAAAGGCCCCGCTCAAAAAAGAAGCAGTTGCTTTTTCGCTGCCCTCAAAAGATGGGCGGTACACTTTATCGTAAAGAAGCTGGCGAACAGCAGGATCGCTAATATCATCAGCCATCTGGGAAACAATGCGCACAACGTTGTTTACTTGGCTTGTGTGTTCAGATGCTCCTACGTTAACACGAACAGACTCAAGCGGGGCTTTGTAAACTTTCGCTGCATCAGACAAAGAAAGCGCTCCATCTGCTCCAACCTTATAGTCAACAGCATCCCTAAAACCAGTTTGCTTAACTCCAGACGCAAAAACTGCGTAGTCAATGTTGTTCTTTGCAAGCTGCACTGACTCTGCATCAGAGAGACGTATGGCTGATACCTTATGGAACGTTGCGCCAAGAGGATTGCCATTTGGACCAAGCTCGTCACCGTATGTAACAGTAAGCTTCATTGATCCAATGCCATCTTCAAGACCAGCAGAATTTGCAGTAGCATCAAACACATCAGCCCGCATGAGTAGCGCAGCGTCTGTGTTGTCAATGCGAGTAATTTTTCCAGCTTTTTCTCCAAGAGAAGACAGCTCTCCGAATGAAGCGCCGCCATCAGACCTCTTGTCGTTTAGAATTACATAGTTAAATCCGCCATTCTCAACTACTGTCTCGAACTCAACACCAGCCCTTACTGACTCAAAGTATGGAGCATTGATGACAATATTGGAATCAGAAAAGCCTTGCATCCTTTTGACAAGCTCATCAGAAGAAGAGATAAACCTGTCTGGATTGCGAAGCATTTCCGCAAATGGTACATAGATTGGGTTGCCAGTATTGGGATCAACTGATCTATTTATCTCCTCAATTGTGCGAATGTTATTGAGGGCGTTCAGGTCGTAATAGTCAGATACAGATACCCCAGCTACCTTGGACTGCCTCTTTAGTACAGAAAACTCGTCAACAAATCTTTTTCTTGCCTGAATGTATTCTTGCTTAACGCCCTTATGCTCAGCGTCAAGGCTGCCAAGTGTTTTGTTGAACTCAGTTAGGGCTGATTTGCGAGCAATTGCATCACCCATGTTTCCAAGCAAAGAGGGGACAAGGGCAATCTGCCCTTTGCTTTTAACTGGAGAAAAAGCAAACTTCATAAATGGCGAAGGTGACTTGCCCATAGCGGAAATTGCATCAACCAGCCCAGCAAGTGATGATGGCGTGGGCCTATCCTCAGCCGCATACCTGACCCTTATTTCTGATGCAGCCGAGCTGTTGTCCCTTCCAGAAATTCTTTTCAGAAGCGCTATTGGAAGACCAATATAGTCAAAGAACGTTCTGTCACCAGTCTCGCGTATATCCTGAAACGAATCTGTTAGTTTTCCATACTGCAAATCTCCACGCTTTGACACGTAAGCTGCTAGCTTTTCGCCAACTTTTTTGTACGTGTTCATCGTCTGGCGCAATAGCTTGTCATCAGCTTCAGTAAGCTTGATGGTTGGATCAAGTTCGTTTAGCCGTACGCGCAATAGCTCGACATCCTCTGGCCTATCGCCCAAGATGAGCCGTCTTCCCTCAAGAACTTCGCCAGTCTGGAGATCAACTCTTTCAGTAGAACTGCCAAAAAACTTAGAAACCTCAAGCTCAGCGCGTCTAAAAAACTCAGACGGTGTTGCTGACTTGCGAGAGAGGCTGGAAAGAGTAGATTCAAATGCACCAACTGAAGGCTTGTAAGCCTCCTCTTCTGCCTTGAGGCGTGGGATAAAATCACCAGCGGCAATTGGATCACCCTGATACATCATTGGCATGAGCAGGTCATCAATCTCTTTGCGAACCTGCTGCGCCGCCTCTCGTCCATCTGCCTGTGCTTGCCCTTCTGTCTTTCCAGCCTCAAGGCTTTCTTCAACTTTGCGGACATACTCTTGTGAAGAAGCAAATGTGCGAACAGCTTCTTCTGGCTTAATGCCTTTTTCTGCTGCGTATCTGCGGACGGCCTCATTCACGACAAGCTCTCCCTGACGCATTTTGCCAACAAAGTCTTCGCCAAGCAGACCCTCAGCAATTTGCGCCTCGCTACCATACTGAATGTCTATGTCGTGATCTACTACATCCTTTACTTCCTTGGGTAGATTTTTGTATTCGTCAAGATTGTGAATGTCGTCCACGGCCTTGCGGCGCATGAAGCGATCCTTATGAACGCTAACGTTTTTGTTGATGAACTCTGACGCTTGGTAGTATTTCAGCGGCTTTTCCATGCTACCAAACAGCGTACCAAGAGCGTAGTTGTATACCTGAACTGGCATTGGGTCGCCAGCAAGCGTAGACATACCACCAGAATAGACGGTGTCAGCAGCAATGCGAGCAAACCTGTTTGCTGATTCGCTACCAAGATTTACAAAGTTGGCAATACCCCTAAATGCTCCACCAGTAACCGTGCCCTGAACAAAGCTGCTCGCCATCTGGTCAATACCATACTGCCAGCTTGATACAGAGCTTGCAACACCCATGCGCAAGCCCTCTTTGGCGATGTCTCCAATCTTTGATGCAGTCTGTTTCTCAAGTCCCTTCTTAATAAAGAAGTCAGTTGCTGACTGCGCTGCCTTGCTTGCGGTCTTGCCGTCTATGATTCTGTTTGCAATAAGAAACGGTACGCTCGAAATGCGACCAGAGGTAACTGACCTTAGCCCAGCGGCTGTTCGCACAGTTGCCTGTCGTCCAAGCTGACCCAGAACTGTGTTTGATGCTGACTTTCCTACGATATTCTTTACGGCAGTACGCGTAAGAAAACGTCCAGCAGTACCAACTCCAGGCACAAACCCAACAAAACCAAGAAGATAGCCAATGTTATTAGCTATCTGATCAGCAGCGGTTACAGGGCGGTCTCCAACCTCAAGCGTTGTAAAGCCCTGAATAGCACCGCTAAGAACGTTTCCGAGCACACTTCCAATGCTTGCCTCTTCGTGCACTGGGTCGCGTCCAAAGTCCACATTCAGACGCTTTGCAGCATTGGCTATCTTGTCTACCTGCTCATTGGTAAACGCATAGGGGTTAGCCTTGTACGCGTTGTATACGTATTGATACTGCTCTTCATTCATTGGCCAAACAGTTTACTCTGGTTGCTGCTGGAAAAATGCAGATATTGCTGGATCTCCCATTGAAAGCAGGTTCAAAAGATTGGAAGTTGTTTCTTGCCCAGAAATAAGCCTATCTCTCTGACTTGCTGGAAAAAGAACATACCTAAGATTGGATATGTCTCTTAAACTTGGTCCAAATGGAATACCAATGCTTTCTGAAAAAGGTGTTTTTTGCTGTTTAATTGCAGCGGCCTCAACTGAAGATATTTGCCCCATAGCAGCTGTTACTTGTGGAGCAAAAGAAGGATATTTTCCCAAAATGTTTACTGCCCTATTTCTAAAATCAGCAATAGTTTCTGCTTTTAAACCTTTTGCTCCCTGCATTGCGCGATAAATATCACCTTGAAATTTAGAAAATTCCATTTCGGCATTTTTTGCTTTTTCAGCAGACGAAAGTTGATCCATAACAGAACTAATCCCCAAACCAGCACCAGCGAGCCGAAAATCAGCCATTGCCTTTTCCGTTGGAAATAACTGAGCAGCGCGATTTTCAGCCGCCATTGCTCTTTCTTCAGCAGACTGACTAAAACCCAGATTTGTTGCATAGCGCTGTTTTTCAATCTCTCGATTTTCATAGCCGCTAACAATTTGTTGTGCTTGCGCAAGCCTGTCTAATAGTGCCATTGTAATTACCCAAATGGGTTTTCAGAGGAAACAAAATTTTATCTTCTTACAGAACTCATAAGAGGCTGTCTGCTAAACTGATTTCCAAATATTGATGGACCAGACTGCAAATTTTGCAGTGTGCTACCAGCGATTACACTTGGTTGCTGATATGGGTTAGGACCAGAAAAAGAACCAAGCAAATTAGATCCGCTTGAAAGCCCTCCAAAAAGTCCCCCAGATCCATACTTTTGAGCAAAATATCCCCTAGCTCCAATATCCATTCCCAAAGCACCAGCTTGTTGAAAACCACTGGCTATTCCTTGACGAGCCTGACTTCTCAGATCAGCACCGCCAGCTCGCATCTGTGCAGCAAGTCTTGCGCCTTCTGTTTCAAGGCCAGAAATTTCTCCCATTACGTTTTGCCGAGCAGTCATGTTTTGCGCTTCAATATCAGATGCTGCTCCGATAGCAGCAGAGCCAATTTGGGCTTGCTGTCTAACGCGAGCAATATCTTGCATGTTTGCAAATTGGCGGCGTGACCCCTGTATTCCAAGAGTTGCCTCAAGATTTGCTTGAAGGGATGGATTTGCATAAGCGCGAGCAGCGCGCTCGTATCCAAGCTGCCCAGCGTTAACGCCTTCAAGCTCACCCAGTAAGCCCCTAAATGGATCAGCAGCTTCTGAATACTGTGACTGAACCTGATTTGCAATTTGTCCGTATTGACGAGCTTGCTTGCGCAAAGCGCGGGACCGCAAGAGCCCGCCAATAGCGTTGACTCCTGCGCCTATGCCCATAATCCCTATTGGTCCCAACATAACATTTAGGTGGTTTAATTTGGATTTAAGTTAGCAAAACTATTAGTAGTTAGCAATAAAGATTATTTATGGTGCCTCTTCTGCGGCTATGTAATACGTAGCTCCGCCTACGTCAAATTTCAGCCTACTGTCTGGTGTAACCGTTGCAGCATCTGGTGTCGTAGCAAGTATTGCTATGTTGCTTGAAAGCTGGCTATCAGAAATGCTGGATGCAGATGTAAGAAATGCGCTGGCGTGATTTCCATCTAATAGGTCAGCGTCAAGACCTGAGCCTGTGCCGTCGTTGCCCTCGTGCCAAATTGCGTTAGTGCCAACCTTTGCCGAGCCAGATAAACTAATGTTTGGGGCAGAAAAAACAAGATCAACTGCTGAAGAAATTCGCCAATCATCAACAAGGTATACTCCAGCTCCAGAGTTATATGTGGATGTATATCCAAGGTTTACGGATTCAGTTGAGTTTTCATTTGTCCACGTTATTTTGTGAACAGCACCAACTACACCCACCCTATCGTAAACAAAATCAATTCCACTTAATGAGAATATAGAGCCATCAGCAACATCTCCAGCAACGATTGATCCGCTAGGCCCTATTGTAAGGGTGCCACTTACCGTCAGCGTTTCAAGGTTGGCGCTATTGCTAATTGTTTTGGTTGTAGCGTCAAAAATCTTGCTGCCAGCAGCATCATAAATATCGCCAGCGACAGTTAGTGCGGAGCCATCCCATTTAATGTATTTGTCAGCCCCATTCCCAGCGTAAAGTCGCGGTGTCCCGCCGTTGTATTCTGCCTGTATCCCAGTGGTTGCAAACGTAGACCCGCCAATAGTCAGAGAGCCAGAAGCGCCAATAGAAAGCGCCGCCGCAACTGAAAACGCACCAGTAATACTGCCAGAAGTAGCCGTTATTGCGCCAGAAACACTAGCTCCAGTACAAGACATAACACCAGCGGAAGTTACTGAAAATGCTGGAGAAGCAGATCCGCCAGACTTAATTGTGTCATTATCAAGATCAATTTGCGTTCCGCTGGAGGGCCAGTTGCTAGATTGAATTACGCCAGTTCTTACAACGCTGCCAGTAATTTTTGTCGCGTCAGATACTGAGCGCCAGTATTCAACATCAGATCCAATAATGTCCCATCCAGTGCCGTTATAGCGCTGAATGTTGTCGTCTGTTTCGTTATACCATAGATCACCAGCATTAACTGGTGATGGCGCAGGTGCTGATTGCTTATACGTTGCAATCCCAGTAGCAACACCAACAGTTAGTGTGCCAGTAACGGAATCATATGTTATAGCATTGCTACCATTTCCAACAGAGAAATCTCCGTCCTCATACCAGTAGTTGTGTTCGTCAATGTGGATTCCGTTTTCAGCTCCGTTAACTCCATCCCCAATCTTTGCGGTACCAGCCTGAAGCGTGCCCATGTTTGCGCTTAAAGCCTGAAGCTTGCTCGCATAAATATACGGGGCGCTAATAACTGGCTGATCGTCAGCAAGAACAAAGAAAGCTCGCTCAGCGGCATGCCCCTTTGCAATTCCAACAAACAATCTTTTTCCAGTAATGGAAGTAGCAGTTGACTTGCTTGTTGTTGACTGAAGCAAAGCGTCTTGTGCTGGATCAAAGTATATGTAATGCAGCGTACCATCTGTGCCAACGCTAATGTCTTGAGAAGCAATAGTATACGGGCTTGCGTCACCAACGTATTCAATTGTTCCACTAACAGTTATGCTGCTGTTTTCGCTACTGGGAGTGTGTGAGCCAATAAGGTTAACGCTTGCTCGCTTTACTGAATCAGCAAGGTATTCTCCAGTAATGTCTCCAGCATCAAGGATGCCAGCAGCGGTGGGGCTTACTGGAATTTCAATACTGCTTAGCACTCTAGCAAAATTATCTGTGCCATCAAGCGTTGTGGCACTTGCTGCATCAAATGCTCCAGCAAGAACCCAGAGCGTTCGTTGCGAAATTTTGGTGGATGGTGTAAACGACCCAAGTAAAACATTAAATCTTTTGTCACTGCCAGACAAATCAGTAACGCCAGTTACAAAATCTCCGTATTGCGTAGTTGCTTGCTGGTCTAACCCAACGTTGTCACTTACAATAAATCCAATAGAAGCAGTGTCGTCATCAGCCTCTCCAATAGCTCTTACTTGCCACGTTTCAGTAGAGCTATACCATTGAAGCACAAGCTTTGGTTCTGATAAAAATTCTGGTTTTGTATTGCCATCAAACGTATGTGATGACGCAAGCCAAACATCGTCATTAGCTGCTTTGCCACGAAGCTCAACACAAAACGTTTGGCCAGACTTTATAAAGTCAATTTGTTCTCTGTATAAATAGTAGCCTCCACCTTTGTAGTTTGTGTTCACAACAAACTGCATCGCTGGATTTGTTTTGTAACTAAGCCAAGAATCAGTGCTTCCTATATTTCCATAAGCTGATCTGTATTCAAAATCAGATATAATAGCCCAGCCGCGAGTAACCTCTACAATGCACTGTGCATACACAACATTAGTTGATGGGTCAACGTACTCAGACCACTCAAACGTGGCCTCTGGCGTAAGCATAGAGGTAAGGGTGGCTCGCTGCTCGCGCTGCGTTGCCTGAAGCTGGCGAGCTTCTTTATCGCTCTCAGACAGCCTGTTGCTAATTAAAGCAATAGCTTTATCAATGCGGGAGAGAACTCGCCCCCACGCGCCAGCATTGTAATCTTTTGGTGCGCGCCCAATAGTGCTCATCGTGTACCCAGTGGTCTATAAATGATTGCAACCTCAGAGATAGACTGCGTCCCAGTGCCATCAAACCGAATAGCAAAGTCTCTCATGTACTTCCAGTCATTAGCAGTTGTCGTAAGCTGACCCTTGCTCACGCTACCAGATACTTCTGATGTAAGCGTTACTGCATTTGCGGTTGTGTAGTCTGGATCGTCTCTGTAAAATGATACAGATGGGGGACTTCCGTAGTGCGAAATGCGTGCATGATAATACCGCGTTTTGGAGCCACCGTCCTTGATCTGTTGGCCCACAAACTTCCAGCTACGCTTATTGGAGTTGTGTCCAAACATGTGAAAGTACTTATCTACGCCACCGTCAGACCCGTCAAACCCTATTACTGGCTCACCGTTTGTTTTTTGATAGCCGCACGATAAATGCTGGTTTGTTTGCAACGGACTTCCGCTGCTCGTAAGCTGGCTCATTGTTACGTACGACCAGCGCTGGCCACCAATGTTAAACATTAGTATTCCAAGCTCGCCACTTGCGTTTTCGTACGCAAAAAGAATAGCGTCATATCGCGGTGTATATACCGTTACAAGAGCATTGCCACTTCGCTCAAGCCAAGCTGCGTCATTGTCGTGCTGGTTTCGCAGAACGGGTCCGCCAATTGGTATGATTGAGTTTCCGTTGTGCCAGTAGATATTGTTTTCGTCTCCCCAAAACATTCCCCTGTCAGTAATGCGAATGTTCTTGCGGTGTTTTGCGCCAATACCCTCAAGCGTATCCTCAATATCAAATGTGGCTGGGTTGATTACGTAGGTTCTGCCATCGCAGAAAGCGTATATCTTGCCCATCCAGTAGGCAAGTGCATTTGGTGGTGTGGGCAACACAAGGTAGTCAGAAGACCAGTCAAACGTATCATAGCGATAAGGCTTAGACTTAAAGAGCCAAGACTCTATTTGCTTTAGTTCTGGATGCCAGCAACGGGCAACGATATGGTAAGATTCAGCAACGCACGACACCCCATAGTGCAACTGCATGTTGTTGAGGCCAAGAGGCAGTGCTGTACGACCCGTAAAGGTTTCATATCCAACTCCCGTGTCTTTGACTTCAATTTCGTAGTAAATGTCATCAGCATGGTCAAAATCAGTTGTTCCAGAATTGCTTTCTGATACTTGGAAACCAGCATCATTTATATCAATAGACTGAAAAAGCAACGGGTCTGCTACACCAAATTGCTCGCCATACCACTGATATGGAAGGCGAATAGAGCCAGTAACGTCTTCTGCCCTGTAAAGATTTATCCTTGTAACTCGCGCTGGAATTGTTTCTAAACCAGTACCAGTGGCGTAAGTCCTAACTCGCAAAGTAAAGTTTACTCTCGCAAGCCCTTCTGCTGGAGCCTCATTTGTATCGTCAGCCTCCGTCGCATCTTGCCAGCTATACGTAGATGCTGTTAGCGCAGAAGCATCATCCATGTCTTCCTGATAGGAAGCAAGCGGCCCGCCAGCGGAAGTTGTGCTAGAAGAATGTGTGTCTGTTGATAGAGTGGTGCCAGTTCCAGAAAAATAAATAGCAGTGTCACTAACTGAAAGATGTCCTATAAGAAAAAGAGGGCCTTCTTGAAAGCCATCATACACCAGAGAAGCATAGTAGTAATAAGATGAGCCAGATCTAAATACAACTTGGCTCTTGTCCCATTTATCTATGCCTCCTGTTGTCTTAACAGAGGGCAGCATAAACGCTGTTGTTGCACCTGAGGTACCAACGGCTGTGCTGCTTGTGTGTATTCCTACACACTCAGCCCATTTAATCTCGGCATCTTCAAACTGAATCCCGCTTGGAGCTGCGCCAGAAAACTGTCCGTGAAAGATTTCGCCCACCCAAACTGGTTTTGCATTTTGATGTGCCCCAAGGCCAACATGTGCTGACTCGCCATCAGAGATAGTGGTGTCGAAATTGCCGTAGCGGGTGCGGGAGGACGATGCAATACCAGCCGTTGCGCCTGTGTCAAGCGAAATAACCCTAACGTTAGAGGCATCTTGGTCGTAGATGACACCAAAACTACCATCGCTGAATGGCGTTACGAGATCACAGGTTGCGTATTGAGCAGCTTCACTTAGCGGCTGATCCTCTGGGAGCGGCGTAAACAACCCTTGCTGCTGAACGTTGTCAATGTTCTCAGCGAAAACAGCAGATCCCGCTGGTGCATCATGCGCATCAGCGGAGCCTACCATTCCTTCAAAGGTCTTTATGTTTATTGCTTGCTTTGGCATTAGAATCTTCGCCCCACGCCCCAGACATCAACGTGGGTGAATGTTGGGTATTTACCTACGCCTCCAGCTTGGAGCTTGTTGGCTACTTCTGCAATCTCTTCTGGTGTAAAATGCTCACTAACAATGTCAGCAGCCATCCCAAACATGTGCCTGCTATTGGGCTTGCCGCGAACCTCTGCGTTGTGGTGCGCCGTTCTGTAAGCAGAGTTAATGTGGATGGGATGACCCGTCTTGTCTCTAATAGCTTGCAACAGCTGTGGCAACTTGGGGTGGATTAGTACCACTGGACCTTGATCTTCAAAGGTAAACTCAGACAAGTAGAAGTTGCTTGTAAGCCGCTTCATGCTTGTCTCGTTAAGGTTGATGACCTCTATTTCAGGATAAGTCGCCAGACTGTAATTGCTACTCATTAGCCGTTAGATTCCTCTGCTTTGGGTTTGCCCTCTGGGATAAAGATAGCAGCAACAGCGGCAAGCGCTGCAAGTGCTTCCCAGATAACTTGAAGTTGACCAACCTCAAACGGTACGAACTGTGCAACAATTGCAAGTCCAGCCCACGTAGAGGCTTCTTTCATTCGATCAAGAAGAGTTTTAAGCATGGTTTGTTTCGCTGTTGGCAGCGTTGTTGGTGGTACAAGTTTCGCCGTAGGCAGTTGCTGCGGCGGTTTAGGCTTGATCTTATCCATTATTCGCACTCTTTACCGCGCTGGATATTATTCAAGCACTGCTTAATTTCGTCAATAGCGTCACGCATTTCAACTCGTAATTCTATTTCTAAGCGAGCTGCGTCAGCTTCACTAAATCTTGTGTCCTCAATCACCTTTACGCGAGTGTTTAGGTCGCCCGTACTGTCCATGGTCCATGCGGTAGCCATAACAAGGAGACTTGCTATGATCCAAATCACTGCGCTTTTGATGCTATCTGGTGAATGAGTTGTCACTTTATTCTTCTTGTTTTACGAGCCAACCAATCATGATTTCTTCTTCCCCAGTAATACCGTCAACGTATTGCAGGTCATCTTCATGGATGTAGAATGGCTCAATGTCTGCGTGATTTGTGTTAAGATACTCTTCAAAACGTGTGCGAAAGTCAGCGTCCGCAAGAGGAAGTGTGCCTTCCATCTTCCAGTCGTTATCCATTGCGTCTGCCTTTAGCCACTCTAACGTGTCTTCAAAGTGAGGCTCAAACTTGCGCAGGTTCTTTTTTACTGCATACTTGAGGCGGCCAGAGGTTGAGCCCATATAAGCTCTCTCAAGAATAGGCTTGCTGTTGAAAATAGCAAGGTACGATACGTTCATGCTTGTGTTTGTTTGGTTATTGCTTTTTGCGAATGGACATTACTCGTTAAAGTTTGGGTTGGGCACAATAAGCATACACGTGGTATGCTATAATGATAACCGTAATCGCTATAACGAAGATTTCTGTCATGGTGACTATCCCTCACCTTCTCCGTCAGCCACTTCTTCCACAACGTCAGTCACTTCTTCCACAACAGGAGGCACGAACGGGGTTGGGGTTAGGTCTACTGTTGCGCCTATGGAGCTTGCTAAGGTTGGAAGGTGCTTTAGAAGTACCGTCACAAGGTCTGCTTTAAGCTCATCAGGGAGTTCATCGTGATAGAAATAGACGTTGCCCGATGGGTTTCCGTCCTCGTCGTTCCCTTTGAACTCAATGTGTTTTATCGTTCCGTATCGCACCGTTCCTTCCGCGTCAACCGTGACGGGGGGAAATGAACATTCGGGTATTACCTGAATCTCTTTGATCGTTGCGAGTGGTTTCTTTACTTCAATTGTAGGCATAGTGATTCTGCGCCTTTCGGCTTGAATTGGTTGGTTAAGATTTAGTTAGGGTGTAGGTCGTGCCACCTAGTCTCACCTTGAGGTCTGATCCATCGCTCCAAATATCGCCGTTCGTTGGGCTAGTTGGAGCCGTTCCGCTTGGGATGTTGAGGGATGCTTTGGATGTAGTCGATGCGCCAAGATTCAATAGGGCTGGTGTTACGGTAGTCGTTCCGATTCCAAGCGACCCTGCAAAATAATTCTTTTCACTTGCCCCTGCTTGGTAGATGCCCCAACGGTTTGTTATGGTTCCAGTGGCGGTGAAAGGGTTTATATAAAGCCCAACCGCCGTTGTAATAGTGCCTAGCGCATTCGTAACGTGAACGTCTGCCGTGTACGCCCTCGCCTCAGTAAGTGTACCACCTGCGGCAGTATGACGAACCCTTGAGAAGGTACCTACTAGGGCTGCTACGGTGCCAGTTGCATTTTGACTATCAAGGTTGACCCTAGACGCGTACAACGTTCCCGTATGGGCTACGTTTTGCGTGTACGCTACATAGTGACCAATATCTGTACCGCTTGAATTGCTATAATTCTTAGTCGCATAGAACTGAGCATTGGCGTTTGTGGCGGTTGCGCCGATGACAAGTCCACCACCCGATGCCCCTTGATCCACAAAAGACCAACCATCACCACGAACGTGGAGCAAACTCGTTCCATTAGTCGCAGTCGTATTGTTCGTGCGAACGTGGAATACTTCTGAGTCAGAACCGTTGTTGACGGTCGATACAACCAAGCCCCACTTATTCGCCGCGTTCTGCCCGTTGTGAATCCAAAAAGCAGGTGTAGAGTCAGCAACCGTACTGGCGGTCATTGTGACACCGCCCGTATCGTATACTGTTATTCCCGAAGAACCTGCCCCTGAGTCACCGCGTAATTGAAGATACCCGTTCGTGGTTGTGCCTTGTAGGTAGGAGGAAAACGAGCCATACCCGTTCCGACCATCAAGCGTAATTTTGTCAACCGCATTGTCGCCAAGTCCGAGAACAGCGCCGTTTGCATCCACATAGATTCGGGCTTGCTGTTCTGCTCCCCTGAATACCGTGAAGGCGTTTTGATCTGATGCGCTTGTAATAGTTACTGCGTTAGAAACGCCGAGGGTTCCTGTTACGGTGGTGTTTACGTTTACTGCAAATAACGATGCGTCCAGATATGCTTTCCCAGCTCCTGCAATGCCGAAGTATAATCTTTGGCTTGCTCTTACTACCGTATCATCTGCAACGGTACCTGTAAGTAATCCGTTGGTGCTGTTAGATAGCGCGAGATACCCGTCACTTGTTCCGTTTGATACATAGTAACCACCCTGAGTTGTAGTAACCTGCATAAAGGTTCCTACTACTTCGAACTTCTGTGCAGGTGTTCCAGATGAGCCAACCCGTAAAGATCCTGATATTGACTGGTTTCCCGTGACGGTCAACGCGCCCGTGGCAACTGTTGAGGATGCGGCAGAAACAGAAAAGACAGAGGTGCCCGTTCCATCACCCTTGTAAATAGTGAAGTCTCTAGTCCCTGATGTATTCGTATTCCTAAATACACGAATCGCACCAGTCGCAGTCGAAATGTCAGGAAAGTCAAAATCTAGAACCGTAGTGGCATTAGTAGACGTTCCAACATCAATACTAGAGGTTGCGTTTGTAAGTTTAAGATCCTTAAAGGTTGAGTTACCTGTCACACTCAGCGTTGTAATACCGCTTACGGCTCCATTTAGAATGGATGCGCCCGTCACGGTCAACGCCCCACTCGCGAGGGTTCCTGTGGTTGAAACCGCCCCCGTATTCGATATTGACAGATAGGTCGTTAGTGTCGCAATGTTGCCAGTCGTACCAGCCGCCGCCGTTCTGAACGAAAACGTACCATTACGCATATCAATAAGACTAGCCTCGTTAGACGATGCGCCAACGTACCGATAGTTAGTTCCATCATTATACAGGTTCTGGGAGATAAACAGAGCCGCGCTAGCATTAGTCGCCGTATTACCGAATATGGAGTTATCTGAGCCGATTTTAAGAACAGAATAACCAGACCAAGCCGCTTCAAATGTTGTCGCCCCTATTCCAACATTCCCTGCGTCATCTATCCTTAACCCACTCGTTGCTCCCGAATCGCCACGCAAGTCTAGGAATCCGTTCGCGGTTGTGCCTTGGAGGTAGGATTTAACCGATACGTTATCAGAGGTGTCTATCTCTATTGCCGATGTGTAACCGCTATACACATCCGTCATCCTTCGTATTTTTAGAGTGCCGTCAAGTGACATTATATCCCAAGCCTTTTGATTTAATGCCGCTCCCGTGTCCTCAAGAGTGATCCTAGCCTCTAGCGCATCAAATACGTGAAGCCTAGCATTAGCCGTCCCTGTCCCCACACTTACCTTCCCACTTACACCGAGCGTTCCTGTTACGGTTGCACCTGTTGATGTTAGAACGAGTGGGTTTACCCCCGCATTTCTGTCGCGGATGACGTAATCATTTGAGGCTGTATATGCTGCCCAAGACCCAAGAGAGTTTTGTACTCGCACCTCTGCACTTCCAGAGTTGCCCGTAGAAACCTGAAATAATTGAGATCCTGTTGCTATCGAAGCAGTTAGCGTTCCTGTTACGGTTGCGCCTGCGTAAGCTTTTAGCAACCCTGCTGAAGTAATGCCAATTCCTAGATTACTCGAAAACGTTCCGTACACTAGCTTTAGTTCACTATCGCTTAGGTCATAACCAACACGCGCTATATTTCCTGTCCCAACAAGATTGAAAACTGCCTCAGAATCACCAACTGCTTGACCCTTTATCGTAAGTGTACCCGTACCTGTTGGTGATGTCGTCGTGATGTTGCCACTTGCGAGCGTTCCTGTGGTTGTGATTGAGCCAGCTTGGAAGTTCCAGTTGCCAGATGTGTTTACTTCAACCGCCTTGATTCCAGTATCAGCGTTGCGGATAATGAAACTGCCAGATTGAGTGGCGTATGGCGAGGAAGAACTAGCTGACATCAACCACCAATCATCACCGCTTGTGCCTGTATTGTCAAGTGATAAATATGTATCGGCTAATGCGTTGGTAATCTTGCCTGTGCTACTCGTAAATATTCCTGTGGTTGTGATTGCGCCAGTCTTGAAGTCGTGATTTCCAGCCGATGTTATTTCATAACGCCCAGTATCATTCGTGTACAGAATTGTTGAGTATGCGCCTCTGTGACCGAAAACGGCTGCGTATGCCGAGCTATTACCACCGACAAATAAACCACCGCCAGATAACCTGTCTATACCAGCCCGAACCGACCCCGCTGGGTTTGTCCACTCATCATATGCTGGGTTTGTACCAGTACTGTTGGCTTGTATTCTCGCTGTTGCAGAATTGGCTGTTATGTTACCAGCGAAAGTACCCGTTCCTGTCACCGTCAACGCGCCCGATGCGAGGGTTCCTGTGGTTGAAAATTTGACTGCGCCAATACCTAATACATTTGTAGATCCTGTATATGTCAGGTCAACCGATCCTGACGGATCTTGGAGACGTAGTGCTGCTTGAGCGTCTGTACTGATTACTCTTAGGGGAATATCATTGGCACTCGTTATGTTTAGGATATTAGAAACGGAGTCCCACAAAAACGCATTGGAATTGATAGATACGTTTCCTGTGTCGTGTACAGTAAGCGGAATCGTCGCAGCCGAATCGCCATAAAGAAGTAAGGTTCCTGTTCCAGTAGATCCGTTTATTCTAGGGGCTGAAATAGTTGTCGTTGCCGACATTGCGCCCGTGACGGCTAAACCGTGATCCATATAAAACAGATTGCCGATAACATAAAACTCCAACGGAACTGAAGTAGTGTCGTCGGCAAGCGTGATTGCCGTTTTTACGTCTGTCGAAACCAACGCAAGGGCTGTATTTGTAGTGCCACTATTTATCGTGTGTGCACCACTCGCTAGCGTTGTAATACCGCTAACGGCTCCTGTAAATGTTACGGCTCCCGTCCTTCCGATACTCAATACCGCGCCCGTATCAAGATCGGCGGTTGGCGAAAATGCCCATTGCTCCGATCCATTTATACCGTAGTAGAACGCATCTGTGTCGTTTGCAATCGAAAGCCTAGCCTGAGAACTTGAACCCGTTCTTGTAAATGAGGCTAGAGTTGCAGCAGCCACACTTAGCGTAAATGCTCCGCTTGTTGTAATTGCACCAGCCCCTAGCGTTGTAATACCGCTTACAGCTCCTTGAAACACATACGCGCCACTTGGAAACGTGCCAGCCGTAATCGTTGAAGCACTCTGATTGTGTGCGCCGATATTCCCACTAGGCAAAACACCCGTTACGTCCGTTGTTAAATCAATTGAACCAAGCGTTAATACTTGACCCGCTAGGCTTAAATAATCAAGACCAGCCGCTAAACTAACATTGGTTGAGTTGTCCGTTCCTGCGGCATCTACGCCAATTGTTGTGCGAACAGTAGCAGCGTCCGCGTCGTCAAGGATGCTACGGGCAAAAGAGGTCAGGTCCGTGACTGCGTAGGTGTCTGATGCGGTTGTGTACAGCATCTTATCTGCCGCCGTCGTGAGGCCAGCGATAGACGTAAGACCCGCATCCTGCGCTTGGTACGTGCCAAGGTCGCTTATCTGAGATTCAGTGATAGAAAGTGCGCTTTCGTGCTGAGTTACACTGCTTTCTGAAATACGCGCGTCAGCAAGTGTCCCACTTGTAACATCTGACGCTGCGTGTGCGTGACTGCCAATATATGCGCTTGCAATAACAGCACCGTTCCAAGTGCCGCCCGTAACTGTTCCAAGCGTAGTTAGGTTGGCACTCCCAGCCCAAGTGCTTAGTGCTACATTTTCTACGTTGCCAAGGCCAATGTCACTTGCCGTTACGCCAGATGCAACATGTGACGTTAGATTCGCAACAGTTACAAAGCCAGCATTTCCAGTCCATAGCGGTATAGTCCAAGTACTCGTTAAAGACGTTTGGCCAGTAGCGGGGTTGCTCCCGCCAGTATCGCCAATAACGGACGATATAGCCCGTTCAATTTCAGCCGCAGTATGTTGGGATATAAAGCTCATTAGGAAAGAAGCATTACGCCCTCATCAGAAGAGCGGTAGTTAAAATTATCTGCGGTTATAAATACATTTGGAAAGATACCAACTGTACTTCCTTTAGTAAAGCGAATAATTGATCTGTCATAAGCCAAAGAGTAATTAATTGTAGCCCTGCTGAGACTATAATTAATTAAGCTTCTGAGTACTTTTAGACTGTATCTCATTAGAGTGATACTACTTCTTCAATGCGAATGTAAAGGTCTTTGTCGCTTGCAAGAACGATAGGGTTAGAGCCGTCTGGATCAGCAACAATTTCCATTGAGTACGTTGCGCCAGCAACTACGTTGGCTGTCTCAAAAAAACATGGAATTTCAATGTCAACGTCTGCTTCCTCACCGTTTTCAAGGCTTCCAACTTGGATAACGTTAGAGCCATCAGAGTCAGCATCCAGCGGCTCTACAACTACGTACGCCTTAATATTTTTGGCGCTTGTGTTGTAGGGCGAGTCAGAAACAACGATTGTTTCCAGCCCTTTTTCTTTTACTGTGAGAACTGTTGCCATGGCTTGTCTTAGTCAAAGGTTGCGTATTCTACCTTTACGGTTCCAGAAGAGGACACGGCAGTAAAAGCAGTTGATGACGCTGGGGAGGGTAAAAAGATTGCTCCGCTAGGCGCAAGAACAGCAATCTGAACGCCGCCAACAGATACTGTTACTGTTGAAACAGTAGCGGTGTTTGTATCATCAAGCCCAGTATTTTTAACAAAAATGCCTTTGCAACTAGCTGGTGTAGTGGCTAAAGTTGCGCTGGTGGATACGTTACTTGTAGCAGTTGTGCCATTCGTGTAGGATGGCGAAGCAATTGCTCCCCCACCACTAAACGATTTTCCAAAATCAGATGCAATAGAGTGAACGGTGTTGCCTTCGCCACCGCTGTATTCGTATATGGGCGTTACTCTTATTGCGTAGTCAATTTTGCTTGCCATTAGATTGCGTGTTGTTTAATGGTGTAGGACTTACGGGGATAAAATGCTCGCATAAATGCGCGGAACCGCTGCATATAGCGCGACTCGTGTCGCTCTTTATCAAATGCAAGCATACGAATCTTAGCGGCTACTGACTCAGTAACAACGTTTTGATTAGATAGCGCTGCCTGAACTTGCTCAGAGTAAGCCTGAAGCTGGCTTTGATAGCGAGCAATGCTAGACTGGTACTCCTGCACCTCTTTTTCAAGCTGCCTCGCTTTGTTTTGCACCGCAACTTCTGTTGACTGAGAGGCAGTCTGGGCCGCTTCCCGCGCAGTAATTTCTGCTTGCAAATTGTTTAGCTGAACACCAGCATTGTAGACAGCTAATTCTTCTTCAAATCTAGCGCGAGCGTTCTGCAATAGGGCAGCATATCGCTCCACTTTGATTCCGCTTTCTGCTCCATAAAGCTGAATCAAGCGGTCAAGATCAGAAACGTATTCCTTAATTTCGATGTCAACCTGCGCTTGGTAAAGGGCAAGCTCTCGCTCAAACAAGGACAGCTTAAGGTTATACTCCTGAATGTCTGCCTCAAGAGCAGCCGCCTTGTTACGAACACTAACATCCGTTGATGCTTGCGCGTCAGTTAGTGCTTCCTGAAGCGTGGCTCTTGCCTGCTCAATCTTATGGGCGGCATCCTGCTGATAAGCAACAAGCTCCTTCTGGAACTCGTTGATCTCATCTCTGATGTCAGTTTCTTTTTCTGCAAGCTGTGTACCAATGCGAGACAGAATAGCGGTCATCATTTCGCTATCCTCTTCTCCCTCGTAGGTATCGTATTCTGTAAAGTCAAGTGTAACCGCTGACTTGGTGTAGGCTGGAGCCGAGCCAAGATTAGACACGGTTGTTGCAGCAACTGTTGCTGCGGTTGCGTCTATATACGAAATGCTTGGCGCAACTGGCGCTGTTGGTGCAGTTGCCGTAATTGCTAATGCCTCAACTGCTGGTGGCGTATTTGCAGCATCAAGAGATGGCTCAATATAAACTGGAGCCGCTGGCAAAGCGCTAATACTTGTTGCTGACGGAGCAACCTCTATTGCATCTGTCGTGCTAAAACTTGGAGTCGCTGGTGCTGTGGGAATTGTTGGAAGCGTTACGCTTGTTCCGTAGCCTTCGCGCACATCCACCATAAGCAAGTCAAAAACAAGCAGCGCGGCTCGCTCAATGAGCAGATCAACAAGCATCGTAGGCCAGCCGCTAACAGTGCTGTCAGTACGCTTGAGGTCGGGGAAAGAGATCGTGGTAATCGTGCCGCCCTCTGGCTTAACGTAAGCCGTATTGTTTAGCACGTAATAAAGTGGGGTTGGCTCCGCTGTATTTGTCAGGCGAGAGCGAAGCGTCTCATCAATTAGTCGCGCTGGGTAGCCATTTTTGTGCGCTTTGACAATGCGCTTGTTGGTTACGTCTACACCAGTTGTCCCGTCGTCAGCTTCTTCTGAAGCAAAAGACATGAGCATTGCTTCAGGAAGCTCAGCAATGAGCAGTCGAGCAGCTTCATCAAGGATCTGCTCAAGCCGCGTTCCGTAAGGGTAAGACCCTACAATGGTTTCTATTCTATCAGAAAATGTCATTGCCGTTGTATGATTTAAGCGACATTGGGTGGGGCTTTCGCCCCACCCTTTGCCACTAAGGTTTTGTGTTACGTTTGCAACACAAGCCTATTACGAGAACTTCATGATTGCGTGCGTTTCAGGCAATGCAATCTCAAGACCAGCTTCAGTCAAGATCATATCCTGACGGCTGTCAGAATCGTTTGCCTGAACGTTGGTCATAATTACCGTGTCGCGGTTGTTGCCGTTGCCAACGAGAGGGCGGTAAGCCACGTTAGCAAGGTCAACTGCAACAGCGTAGTTTTCGTAGGGGCCACGCATGAACGGCTCCATTACGAAGTGCAGCGTACCGTACATGGTATCTACTTTCGTGATGGTGTGTCCAAAAGCGCCCTGAATGTTCTGGATGTCAAACTTGTACTGGGAAGATCCAACCGTGTTGTTGAGGAAGGAACCAGAGCCAAGTTTGTTCAACCACGTAAGCACCTTCCGCGAAGCCAGAACCAGCTTATGACCGCTGTTTCCAGATTCAGGCGAGAAGAACGACTCAGTCGTGTCAAGGAAGTCATCCCAAGCAGAAGACGCATAGGTAAAGTTAAATACGGAGCCATTGCCTTCCGTGTAAGTAACAATACCATGCGTGTGACGCTCAGGACCGCTTCCAGACTCGTCAGAGCGGCCAAGGCCAAAGAGCATAGCTTTCTCAATGTCAGCTTTGTGCTCTTTGAGTTTCTTGGCGTATACGCGCTTGAACTCATCAGGGCGACCGCGATAGCGGGTAGCGAGTGCCGTACCAGAGAATACGGGTACTGCCGTCTTGAAGATCTGGCAGTAACCTTCACGGTCGTACAGCTCATCCTTCCATGCAGAAGGAGCGCCAGTAGCCTCAGCAAAAGCAGAGCCTACGATCTCAACAGCTGCGTTGTCCGCAAATGCGCACGTAGCAGAGAAGAGAGGCGTGAGGTCAAGCTGAGCAGCCGTGTTGGTGTCTGCCGTCAGGTCGGGCGAGCCAGTCACTTTAAAGTGACGAACCGTGCCAGCCGTATCAGCAACCGCAAGAATCTGACCTTCGAGAACAAACTGCGGGGCAACAGGAGTGCCAACCTCGCGTCCGTAAACGTCAAAATCAGAATCTACTTTGGCAATGTTAGCGACCTGCGTGCCATTGGTGTATGCAGCAGACGAAACAGCGCCTTTAACTTTAGCGGTGCGGCGCTGCCACTGATGACGCTCTTCAAGCATTTTGAAGACGGGATCGTCAGTGGGTTTGTTGGCAACGCCTTTGAGGTAAGTAAAGAACGGAGATTCGATGGGAGCCAGCTCAGCAACACGTTCGCCAAAATTGAAAAGGCGACGATTGTTGTCAATGCTTACTCCCTGAGCCGCCGAGCCTTGCGTAGAGTATTCAGCCATTGTTTTTACTTGTTTTTACGCAAACGGATTTCTGCTCTTATCAAAAGAAAGAATCTCGTCAAACATGGATGACTCTACTGTACGCGGCACATCTTTCTGTCCACCAGCCGTAGTTGATGGAACTGGAAAGTTTAGGGCTTTATTGCGCTGCTCGAGTTTGTCTGGAGCCGCTCGCATTGCCTGAGGCATTTGCGGAGCAACACCACTCTTAATCTTGTACAGCGTAACAATATCCTCAGGCGTAACCTGATATTTTGCCGCCCAGTTTGTCACCATGCCAGCTTCTTCGTCTGAAAGACCAGAGGCCGTAAACGTGGTTTGAATTTCGCGCAGTTGAGCTTGATGCTGCACCTGCGCCTTTTCTTGTTCGAAAGCCTGATAGATTGGAGCTACAAGTCCCTGCATTTCTGCCATTCGCTTTTCCATTTTGTAGTCCGCAAGCTCAGAGCGGTATTGCTCCATTACAAGGCGGTACTTAAAGGACTCGCTATCTGGCTCCATGTAGGCATCATGGTCGCTATAATCAGAAGGCTTATTTGGTTGTGCTGGCTCCTGTGGCTCACTCTTGGATTCAGCCGCTTTTGCGCTGGAACCCTCGCCAGAAAGTGACCGCTCGACCGTAGAAAACACTTCTTGCGCAAGACGCGGATCAGTTTGGACGTAGGACCATAACTTGTTTACGTCTTCTGCTTGTGTTTTGTACGAGTCAAACTCACCTTGCAGCTTGTCAAACTTGGCTTGCCAATCACGAACACGTTGCTCTTCTGGCGAGATTTGCTGCGGTGTTGCCACTTGCTGCGGAACCTCTTCGTTCTGAGCGGAGAACGCCTCCTCGTCATTATTAAGCTCTGGAAAAAGGTCAGCAAACGGATCGTAGCTTTCCTGCCCCAATGCAGACTCAAATGCGTTCTCAGTTTCGTTTGATAATGCCATTATGTTGTTTGGTTGGTTTTTAATATAGTTATACTAAAAACTCATAGCAAGGTTAAGAATTTTTAGATTCAATCTTTGCTTGAGCTTTATAGATTTGTGCTGCCGCTTGTGCGTCAGACACAATTTTGTGCATGTCAGCGTCTGCTTTTGCAACACCAACCCGCTGCCGCGCGCTAATAGCTTCACGGTCTGCCGTCTGCAAGTCGCCCTTAAGCTGTGCATTTTCTTCCTGAAGTTGCGCAACGGCTTGCTGAAGCTGAGATACAAGAGACATGCGCTCAATCACTCCTTCAGCGTCAATAATGTCTGTCTTCTTCAGAACCTCAGACTGATCAATTAGGCCCATCTGGTACATCTGCATGTAGTACTCAAGCAGTGCCCAGCGGTTAGACGGCAGCGTAGAGCCAGCAACCATGCGCACATCGTAAGCGCCAACGCTTAGATCGTTAATGCGCATAGCCGCACCAGTGCGATCATCGTGGGACCAGAAGTTTATAACCGTTTCTTTTACGCGATTGTTGGGTTGGAGCAAACGAATTACGCGCTCTTCGCGGTACACGTACTGCATAAACTGAAGGGCAACGCGAGCCACCTGCGACAGAGCAGACTCAATGTCATCCAGCTTGGATTTGATACGGCGCTGTCCGTACTCATCAATGGCAAGCGTACCGCGGTACGTAGATGGCGCACCCGTTGGGTCTCCCTGCTGCACAGAGAAAACTCCAAGCTCGCGCTCAATCTGCACACGAAGCTCAGCTGCGTAGCTAAAAAGTGCTGCTGGAGGGGCAAGCGGAGAGATTACCTGTGGCACTCCCATTTCAGCATCGAACTCAATAACGGCTGCCCCACTCTTGGCAAAGTCCATCTCAATGCTGTCCATGTCAACAGAGCCGCGTGGAACGAACACCTTGACGTTGGTACTGTTAGCAAGGTTGGCTATGATCTGGCTATGGATCTTATTTATAGACTCCTGAATTGGTCGCACAAACTCAACGTCACTCATGGGATACGGGTCGTGATCCCAACGTCCGTGAATGGGCGTAAGTGGGTAGCTGTTTGCTGGCAGGTATCCCTTCCAATAAAGCTGTCCGCCAATCGTAATTACGTGCATGATGCGGTCAAGCAACACGCGGCGGCGCACAATCTGCCCGACTTCGATTAGCTCTGCGTTGTTTGTGATTTGGATGGTGGCAACGTTGCCCTGTTCATCAACTGGGATGACATATACCTTATCGTCTTCCGTTGGCTCTGCTTGCTCAATAAGCTGGAGGGCTGACTGTACCATGTCTCCAATGAAGACTTGCTGGCTTCCGTCAGGCATTGTGATAACGACTGCTGGAGTCTCAAGGTATTGCTCAAATTCTTCTGGCAGGTACACTTGCTCAACTCCAGTAGGGCGCTCAGCGATGTGCTGATACTCGATTCTAACCTTTGAGTAGCGTTCCAGAATCTGATAGCGGCTATGGTGGTTATCGTAGACACGACCACGAGAAAACCCACGATTACCTTTAAGAGAAGAAGTGAACTCATCATAATTGTCATGGATAGTGTTTGCCGCTGGCAAAACACCCGCTGCGTCAGGCCAGATTGCAAGAATCTGCTCAGCGGTCATTAGGTTTTTAATAAGGACATGGCTTGCATCACGCCACAAGCGGTCGCGGCTATTGGGGTCTGGGTAGACCATCAAGGAGTCAATAGCACGAAAGCGAACAGCACCTTTGCCATAATCCGCATCTGGATCAACGTAGGTTTGAATTACCCCGCGACCAGTCTGATAGTAGTCGTAAAGCGCAATCTTAAGCTGCTCATTGCCATGTGACTTATACCAATCATGGCTTACCAAATCGCTAATTGCGCTTGCTGTTTTAACGTCAGAGTCCTCTTCAGCAGTAGCCTGAAATGCTGGCGTATTCGCCGTCAGCATGGATACTGCTTGCTCCATAGCAGGCCACAAAACGTTGATTGGTGTTGCCGCCTGTCCACGTTCGTTCAATACGTCAATTTGCTGCTTGGTAAACTGAACGTTGTGAACAAAGTCTTTTGATTCTCGACCACGGCTACTCCAGTCATGCTGTGCATCAGAGTAGTGCTGATACAACTCTTCCGTCAACTCAACGTCACGATCTGTACTCGTGTCTTCCGTTGGCTGCTCTAAGTTTTCGTATTCGTGTGTGTTAGGATTAAAGTGGTCACCAATCATTCTATCATCCAATCGTAGGTACGTTTATTTTGCAAGTTACGATTACTTTTTGTATCAGACAAAATAACGTCGTGGTAGGGAGGAAACGCGCCTTTTATTGCATAGAAGAAAGCATCAATCGTATCATCATGCTTTCCTCTTGGGAAGATAAGAAGTTCATCTTGAAAATCTTCCATGTTATTAGTTTCTTTGTGACTCTTGCGAAGATACACATTACCGCGAGCAAACATTGGCTGCAATCCTTCAAGTCGCTCAGTTTTTCCTTGACGCGGATTATTTTTTATATCAAGACCAGGAATATACATTCCCCTGTCTCTACGTATGTAGTCTGAAATCATAGATTGATAACCCACCGTTTCAATCTGGCTCTTCATTGGGTAGTATTTCCTGTAATAACCTATGATCTGATTAGCAACGTCAATTGGTTTTAAGCGCTTCCGCAGGTAGTCAATGCAATAGATGTTCCTTCCAGCGTCCATTGCAAGGATAAATATACACGTATAGTCACTGCGCCGCGAGAGCGTGGATGCTGGATCAACTCCCATGAATATGTTGACAGGAACATTTCGTCCATTGATGACCAGATAGCTCTTTTTGTTCTCATCAGTCTTTAGCTCTCCCTCCCAATAACGCAGGTAGCTGTGGTTAAAAAGCTGGTCTTCGTCGCCAATAACCTCACACATAAACTCGCGGTAAAACGAGCTGATGCGACCTATTTCATCAAGAGATTTTTTACGCTTGAGGAGCTTATCTAATGGCCATATTTCTGGCCACAAAGCTTTTTGTATGCCCTCTTCTGTATAGATTGCCTTGTAGTGCAGCGTTGTCCACTCTTCCATTTCGCCAAGAGTAAACACCAAGCTATTCTGAACCAAAGGCGTGCCAACATTAATAACTCGCCCACCCTTACCCAGTGCTGGCATAATTGCTTGGACAAACCGCCTAAAGGTTTTATCAACTGCATCCTGTGTCTTTGTGTTTTCCTCGCTCTCAATGTCGTCCCCAACAATGAGAGACGGGCGCATACCATCAATGTTTAGACCGCGTATCTGCTGCTCCCATCCCTTGCAGACAATGACTGATCCATTTTCTAAATGGATAATATCCTCTCGCCATGTCTGAGCGTTCTGGCTTCCGTGGTAGCCAAAAATGGCGTGGAAATGCCTATTATGCTCCAGAATGTTTTTGATTGTAGTCAACGTATTAACCGCTGACTGCCTACTCTTAGAAGTTAGCAGAACGAACTTTGGCTTTGGCGGCTTGCCATTATGCAGGTCTTCACAGAAGATGTGCCAGAGTGGGTAGACCTGTGCAGTTAGCGTTGTCTTGGCGTGGCCTCGCGGGGCAATAACGTTCAGTAGGTCATACTTATTGTCCATAAGATGATCCACTATCTCGCGGTGCATCTTTGGACTCTTCTCACTAAAAAGCATGGGTAAGCAAGCCTTACCCATAAAAAGCATATCCTTTACGCAGCTATCAAATACTTCCTGATTTGTCACCAATAGATGCGGCGATTAGTTGCTTTTGTTTTGCTTTGAGTAGGAGTTCCAATTTTATTGGAGGAAACTACTTTTTTATCTTGTCCAGTCGTACTCATCTTCATTAAACAGGGACATAAAATTTTTGTACACTGGATACCTTTGCTTGAGATAATCCTCTGGTTTGTTTTCTGCGCCACGACCAGTAATCCTGTACATTGACTCAGTAAAACGACTTTGTTCCCCAAGATCGTTTCTGTACATTTCCGCTCTTGGCGTTTTTCGTTGAGAAACAAATCCACCCTCTTTGGTTGGGCCACCGTAGCGCCAAAACGCAGCAGAGGCCGCGGCACTAATTGCTGGGTCTAAAAGCAAATCTGGATTCTCCATAATCTCTGGCATATTCAACATCTTTGAAATATGTTCGTAGTTAGCTTTTCCAGTAATCTGAAGATCTCCGCGCCCTCTCCAGTCGATTCCAGTATTTCTGTCAACATATCCCCCGCCTTTCGCAAAGTCAGTCTGCTCAAACAAATTGCTACCCATACCAGACTCTGCTTGCACGTTTGCTAAATATGCTGCCGCCTCTTCTTTTCCAGTAATACCATGCAGCAACATGGTGTTTACAATCACTGTGGGAACTTTTGCATTAAGCAGTGCAAGCTTAAACTTTCTTTCCTGACTTGGCGGAAGAGCAACTGGGGCTTTGCTGCGCGGTATAATTTCTGCCGCCAACGTAGGAACAGCCTCGATGGGGCGCTCTTGGATAAGTTTTGAAGATGGCTCCTCTGGCGATTGCGCAGGGTTCATAAACTGGTACAATCGCCTACCTATCGCAACAGCTATGTCGCTTACGCTACCAATAGGGCGGCCTTTTGCTGACTCGTCGCTAAGAATTGCCATCGCTTTTTGAGCTAGTGTGGCAGCGGTTGTCCTAAGAGTTTCAACGTCTATGTCAATACTCGGGCCAGCGCCAGCAATGCTTTCACGTGCCATTCTTTGCATCATGGCGTTAAAGTCAACTCCTGTGTTGTCTGGTACGATTTGTCCTACTTCTTCTTCTTCCATTATCGTCTGTACAAAACATTTTTGGATTGAGAGTGGCCATACTGATTAACGTGTTGGAGCTGCTTGGCTCCAGAGGCAACGCGGGCTTGCGGTGTGGCAAGCATCATGTTCACTAGCTCTCGCTTGTCCATAGCAAGATCAAGAGCAGACATACCGTAGTAACCCATCTCTGGCTCCTGCTTGCGGTATTCCATAGCTTTAGAGAGAGCCATTTGAGCAGAGTCAATGGCCTTCCGCTTTCTAATCTGCATAAGCGCATCAATAGCGTCCTGCATTTCCATGAGTTGCTGCTCGTCCATTAGAACATAGAGGTTTGCGTGTCTTTCTTGGCGCGCCTGTTAGCTCGACAATCAGACTCAATTTCTGGATCACACATTGTACATACGTAAGATCCTGATTTTGTAGGAAAAAGTCTAATGGCCCAGTTAATATTTTCAACTGGATCTTTTACCCACTGCGTTATGTTTTTGCCGCAAATGTAACAAAAGTTATTTCCCTGACTTCTTTGGTCGCCCAACTTTTTTGCCCTCTTCTGGCTCTTCTTCTTTTACTACTTCTTTCACTGGCGCAGCTTTAACTGGAAGCCCGTTAACTGAGTAGTCAAATGCAATACGCATGGCAGCGCGTTTGTCAATAGAAGGGTGTACCTCTTCCATTGTTTCGCGATCTACAACAGTGTAGCCGTTAGCCGTGGGCCAAATTTTATATCCTTTGCTCATTGGTCTAATTGTTTGGTTTCTTCTCGTGCTGCGATCAGGTGGTCAAACCTAATGCCGCCCTCAAGTTTTTCAGTTACAGTTACTTTGTCTGGCGTAAGGTCAAGCATTTCAATGAAATGCTTATTGGCTTTCTCTGCAACGCCAAGCTGCCCAGAAGCAAGCGCGTCCTCAATGATCTTCTGGTGCTGAGTGATAACGTGAGCTGGCGTAATGCCATGCTCTGCCATCAATCCAGTTAGTTCGCTTCGTAACATTACTTTTCCAGTCTTTGTTCTTACTGCCCTTAAAAAAGTTGCTTCGGGAATTTTTTGGTCGGGCCTGTAAAGGTTCCCTATTTCGGATAGTTGTTCTTGCGAAAGAACGCCTTTTTGGGTGACGTATAAAAATGCGTATTGTTTAAGCGCCTCTTTAAAACGCTTGCCAGCCAAAGAGTACTCGTAAGAACGCTTAGGGCTGTGCCAAGAATATACGCCAGCTTCGCGAAATTCTTCATAGTTAAGTTGCCTCTTGCTTCCTGTACTCCAGACGCGGCAATACGGCAAGATAAACTCGTACTTGGGCCGACCCCTAAAGGAGTACGGCCCATTTACTCTGATTATCTGAGCAACGTAGCCATCATCAGACAGCACCCACTCACCAGCGGTGGTGGCTTTTTTGTAATGAACGTAGTCTATCCCAGCAGAGTCTGCCTCTTCCTGCGTATAGACCATGTATTCTCGCTTGGCTTTTACCCCAGTAGCGTCCGCCAACGTCCTTGTAATCTTATCCACGCATCTTACGTTTGAGTTTAACAAGCTTGAGCTTGAGCCAGCGTTTGGCCCTGACAACGGGATCGTGCTGCTTTGCCCAGCGTTCCCACACTTTAACGGGGTCTTCAGTTGAGTCGTAAAGGATCATCCTGCATTTTCTCCAGCAACATCCCTTTCAGGAGTACCATATAGCCAATTATGTCGTGAATGGCATCTTCAAACGATTCCCCCTCTACAAACAAACGCCCTTGGTCGAGAAACGACCTGATGCGCTGCATCTTATCCTGAACTCGTATAAGCAGCCCTCTCTCTGGGGCAACGCCCTCAAGCTCAGATAACCTAAAGTTTGCAAATGGATCAGCAGAAATGCCTGTGTAGTCAGCGTTCTTTTTGCGCAACGTGGCCGCAATATCCTCAAAGGTAGCGTCCACTATTGCCTCATACTCTGCCTTTGTCATCAAAACTTGTTCTCTTGCTTTACAATATCATCCCAGTCATTCTTGCTGAAGTCAGCAAGGTCTTCGTTCTTGAGCGCTTTTGCCTCGCGCTTTGCCTCAAGCATGCGCTTGTTGCGCTCCCCGCTCCAACCTTCGTCTTTCCAAGTATCGCGCACACTACGTTTCAGATTCCTTCCCATTACTTTTTACCCTTCACAACTTTCTTTTTTGTGTACGGCATCTTAACTGTTCCCATTTTTGTCTTCTTGTACGGCATAATTAGCTACCTTTTTTCCATTTAGTGGATGATGATTGTGTCTTGCTTGGCGACCACTTCACCTTGTCTGCCCAATAAGCAGCGGAAGTGGGGCCCTTAGCAATGTCTTTGGCGTGGCGGCTCTTAAATGCCTCGCGCTGCCCTACGGTTTGATTGGTCTTTACGCCCTGCTGTCCAAAGCGGATCATTTTAATCTCATCCCCCTTCTTCATAAGCACGGCGTGTGACTTGGCTCCATGATTTGGAGTGCGCTTTGGTTTATTGTAGCCCTCAAACTTCTCCCCGCGATACTCAATAGCCATGGTAATAACACGATATAGTTAAGGCCAGAAACGATAACCCGTCCCGCGTAGCGGGACACAGCGCGTCAGCGCTGTTACCAAACCCAACCTATAAAAAAAGAACTACTTTTTAAAGATTGCCTCCCACTTTTTCTCCCATTCCTTAATAGTAACGGTTGTGGGCCTTCTCTTACCGCCTTTTCCGTTCATTATTGGATACAATAAACCTATTAGTGTGCGAAATGACCAGTGGTCAGCAGATATGATCCGTATTCACCACCATACGTAGGGAAATCTACTCAGTTTGGTCTACGCAAGCCCCGTAAGGTGCAGCTATTACCCTGCATTTGCGCCCAAGTAGCTCACAGCGGCTCCTTTGATATTGGTTACTTAACTAACAAGCGGCTGTTTTTGCTGTCTGCCACAAGAATATACCAGCTTTTGGGAGTGCGTACAAACACAAAAAATTGTATTAGAATGAGTGACGGTGATATGTATGCAGAAATCAGCCTTTGTTAGGGTGTATAGGGGGTTTTCGCCGTTAGAATTTTACGTGAAACTTACTATCTGCCAGCTAAAGCTGTCAGTTTGGAGCCACTTCGCTCGCTTTGCTCGCTTGTGGACTCGTGAGCTGGGCTCACTCGTGTCTGTCCACACACCTGCGCACGCTCATACGTACCCTATTTTAAATCCTTACGCTCACGCTCTACGCACTCTCCCCTTCGTGCTAACGTTCTTGTTAGTGTGATGGGACGATTTCCGTTCCACGTCAAAGCTCACTTAAGTCAAACTTGGAGGTTTGTTATGAGTAATCTGAAGTCCCTTAGCGCCGTAATCCTCGCACGCGAAACCGCTGATGACGCGCTCGCAGAACTGTCTGTTGACGTAATCATGGAAAACCCTCGCAGTGATGAGTCTGCTCTTGCCATTGAGTACCTCATCGAGAATTATGAAGAGGTTTGCATCGCCGCGCGCTTTATTGGAGATGGCGATGAAGCCTACTCTGCCGCTTATAGTAGCATGGCCAGCTACGTCAGTTTTCTGAAAGCGAGAACTGCCGCAGTAAGCGACATGCTTGACGCTGGTTTTTACCGTGGTAAAGTCAAAAACGATTTTCGCCACACCGAAGCTGGCGTAGAGCGCAGCTTTATCGTGCGGCTTAGCCCTACGAAGGCTCGCAAGTCAGAAGGTTTCGCCCTCTGATTGGAGAGCAAGCCCCCCGAAAGGGGGGCCTTGCTTTTAAATGTGCGAGCTTCACTCGCGCTTCTTTACGGATGGCTCCGCACTTCGTGCTTCGCCAGCTGAGCGCAAACGCTACAACTCGTGAAATAACTTGAGGAAACTAACATGCTGGAATTTCCTTCAGAAATAGCTAAGGTTGTAATCGTTGTAATACTAACTGGAGCTGTGCGGTTTTAAATAGCTGGCAGATCTTTTCCTCACGCTTTTTGTTAGTGTGTCTGGTGCGGGACGCTGTGCCCCTCGCCTATTAATCATAAACGGAGACTGTTATGGGACTCGACATGTACCTTTATAAGAAAACGTATGTCCAAAACTGGGATCACATGGACCCAGAAGAACGTACTGAAATAATGATATCTAAAAATACAAAGGGTATTAATCCAGATAAGATTTCCTACATCATTGAGAAAGTTGGTTACTGGCGAAAGGCTAATGCAATCCACGGCTGGATTGTAGGGCAATGCGCTGATGGTGTTGATGACTGTCAGGAGATCCACGTGCCAAAGCAAAAGCTTGATGAGTTGCTTCAGCTTTGTTGCTCTATTCTTGGAGAAGAATCAGAGGAAGAAAGAACTAAAGCTGCACTTGAAAAGCTGCCTCCAACAAGTGGCTTTTTCTTTGGCTCGACTAGAGCTGGCGATGAGTCGTATGTGGATGACCTGAATAGCACAATCGAAATCCTTGAGGACGTATTAGCTGAAACAGATTTTGTTGAAAGCAAAATTATTTACCAAGCATCATGGTGATTCGCATGTCAGAGAAAAACTTCAAGCGTTTTACAAGTCTGGTAATTACGCTCGCAATTACATGGTTTTCACTTGGAGTTGGGATAAGTCTGTTTGGGTAACGCCAGACCTTTCCCAACCCTTTTTGTTAGTGCGGTGGGGATGGCCTGCGCTGTCCCCGCCCACTTATTTCTAAACAGCAAGAGGCATTATCATGCAGGAAGAACAAGAGTTTTTCGAGATAGACTGGGGAGAATACGCAGACATCAAGCGGGATCAGATGATTGATCGCGAAATTGAAGCAAAAGAGAAGGCTTGGAAGTCACTCAAGTCACTCAAGTGGAAAGAAATATTTACTGGATCATACCATACATCAGCGCTTTTCGTGCGTAAAGAAAGAGACTATTTACTGTCAGTTGGAACTGGAAGTTTATACGGCGGTAGTCCAGTTGAATCTCCAGATCAGTCAGTAAACCAGTCCACGTTTGAGGTTGCCGTGCTTGATCTTTCTGCCGAGTCAGATGAAAACGAGTGGGTTACATCAAGCTTCTTCAGGTCAGAAGATGGTATGGTTGCTCGCATGAGCAGCGAGAGATTGCTTGAGTTTCTTGAATATCAAGACATCAAACTACCAACTATAACATCACGGCATTTTAATGGAAACGTTTGACAGAGAACGCAACGAGTATATGACTCGCTTTGGAATAGAGCCACCAGTATGCCATGCCTGCAAAGGTGATGGCTTTATAGAATCGTGGAACTATTCAACAGAACAAGAAACAATAAACAACTGTGAGTTTTGCGAAGGCCGCGGATACTACACAGTTAAAACAAAAGAAGCACTGAGTAGTGCTGGAGGAAAACAATGAACTACAAGCTCAGAAACCTGATTGAAGAACTGGTTCAGGTTGCGGTCGTGGTTGTCTTTGTGACAATTTTTGCTGGACTATTTGGTTTGATTGGCTAT